AGGGTCTTGAGGGCGTCTTCACTGTCAAAGGTTAAGTTAATCATACCAGCGGCTTGAAGCAGTCCTGATTGCTTCGCTTGTACTGGTCAACCAACAGTCTGGCTGATTCAGGGATGGCTTCACATTTGTCATCTGAATCATCTGCGTTCACACCCATGTACATTGAGGTTGCTACTTGCAGGGCTGCTTCCCGTAGCCAGCCCGGTACTCTGTCAGGTGTTGCCTTCGGTAAGCCCGTTGTCTGCTCATTGGCAAACGGCAGTCCTGCGGTGTACTTCAACTGGATGATCTGGTCGTTTGATTCCATCGCATAAATTAAGATGCGACCCAGTTCACTGCCAATGCCCAACTTGTTCTCAATATCCGTACCCTTGGTAAACCCGCTGTCTTCTATCGCCAACTTAAAGCTCTGGTACATTTTTGCAAGCGGTTGCACAGATTCACTAATGAATCCGGCCTCTGTGCTCAATGCTAAGTAACTTTTTTCTTTGGCGGGAAGTGCAAGGCGGTCTGCACGGTAAATGGTCTGATACTGCTTCTCAGCCAACGTAGTGTTCATATACGCTGCCAGTTTCAGACCTGCGGAATGCAAGATCTCAAAGGCACGCTTAGTCTGCGTGCCTCCGAAAGTTGGTGCGTTGACGCGATCTAACAAATCCGATGCGTCAGCTAAAATCATTTAGACTTCCTCCACACCACCACGCTGGTTGCCAGCATTACCGGCTATGGCGTTCAAATCAACTGCTGCGTCACCAGCTACCTGCGCTTCGTAATATTCTTCTGCCGGGGTAAACACCTTGGCACCTGTGGTGGTATTGCGCATACGACAAAGGGCTTTCAGGTTTTCTTTGGTCTTGGCGTTAAATTCCTGACCTTTAACCAGTAAACCCAGTGGTGAGTTATAGCGACCGTAACCAGTCAATACTACGATGGTGGACAGATCGCGGTCTGCTTCATCAGGTACAACATTGTTTCGTGCTAGCTCTTGCTCAGACTTGGCACCAAGCAACTGCTGTAACGCTTCTGGTGAACCTTCTGCCGGTGCGTCACCTGCTGCTGCTTTCAGTTCGGCTTCTTTGTTTTTCTGTGCTGCGGTTTTATTAATTGCCATGGTTCTGGCTCCTATTCTCTGTTGTTGGTAAACGTTGATTAGCCGGGGAGGTTATCCCCGGCTCTGGACTGGTTCAGTTTAGAAACTGGTTCCAATGTCATCGTACAGTACACATGCTTCGTTTTCTTCAATCTGAACGTCAGCACGCAGAGTCAGAACAATGATCCATTCACGGGTAGTAATGTCCTTGTCAACTTCAATGGAGAAGTCACGCTGGATACCCAGAATCAAGTTCTTAGGGTTGGTCAGAATACCTTTGGCATCTGGCATCAGAGCAACTGGGCGAACCATTACACCCGCGCCGTAGTTAGGCGTTGGGTTCTGGTGCTTGGCATCACCCATGGCAGTTTCACGCCCTGCCAGACCGTCTGCGTATTCCAGTTCCTGATCCGGTGAAACATAGTGGCGCATGTTAACTTTATCGCGCTTGTACTTGTTCGCCAGAGTTTGCAGACCTTTCTTGAACATGGTGCGGTTAACACGGGCTTTCGCAACATCGTTCTTGTTCACGGCACCTGCCAGCTTCAACCAGCCATCGAACTGCTTGAGTTCATCAGCCAGACCACCTTGAGCGGTGTCAGAGGTCAAACAGATTTCTTCCAGATCAACTGCTGCACGTTCTGCAATCATGTCAATCAAAGTGTCAACCAGACCACCGTTTGGAGCACCACCACCGATTACGCCAGTACCGCCAAAGTTGATGTTACCGCCTTCGATGTTATCTTCAAACACAGCGTATGGGATGCGAACTTCTGCAATGAACTCTTTGGTGTTCAGTTCGAGCTGGGTCATATCTGGCTGGGAGCGTCCGGCTTCGTGCAACGCAGTGCCCTGAGTAGCTTTTTTCAGGATACGGCTACCAAAACCAATCTTAGCGATTTTGCGGCTTGGGCGGCTCATGGCAACCAAACGCGCTTCGTTGATCATGGTTGGCGCTTCTTGCAGCTTACGGATAAAGCGCAGACCCTGCTCTGGCAGAATCAGACCACCGTTGTTAGTGGTGAGGTCACTAAGTGCTAAATCAGCCTTTTTGACTAAACCTTGCATATTTCCTATCTCCCGATATTAATAAATTTCGATGCCGTTTGAACGTGCGTCCTGCTCCGCCTTACGGACTTTGGAAACCTGTTCCTGCTGTTCCACAGTCAGGTTGGTTTCGTCATCTGGCTCACCGCCAACTACAGTACCGCGAACAGCTTTGAGTGCATTATCAGCCTTTTGGCTCAGGGATGCAACCTGTTCTTCAACTTGTTCGGTGTTATTTTGCACGTTTTCTTTCAAGCCGTCAACTTCACCTTTGATGGTTTTCAGCTCTTTTGCAAGCGGTTGCACAGCGTCACCAATCAGACCAGAGATAGATGCCAGCAGTGCCTTGTTAGGATCTTCCTGCTCACCCTTCTTATCTGGGTCGTCACCGTCAGTAGCCTTGGACTCAGGATCTGCACCTTCGTCTTCATCATCGTCTTCTGACTTCTTAGCCTTTTTCTTAGGCTTTTGCTTGTTTTTGCCGTAAGCGCCAGCGCCTTTCTTGTCAGCGCCTTCAACTTCTTCTTCCTCGGTTTCTTCTTCCTCGGATTCAGTGTCGTCATCGGCTTTCTGATCTTCGGCTTCAACAAACGGGTTGTTCTTAGCCAGAACAGTTTCAAACTTGAACACTGTTTCAGGCAAGGCATTAGCCAACCCGGAAACATAGGCACCGGCAGCGGCAAATTCTGCCTCAATGTTGGCGGCGGCTTCTGACTTGGTATCCGCGCTGTACATGATGTTGTAAACAGTTTCATCCAGTACGCGCATGGAGGCATTCAGGTTAGGGAAGAACGAAGCCTTCTGAATGTTTTCAACGAAGTTGGTAGAGTCTGGGTAAGTCTCCAACTTCAAGTCTGGCATGTCAGCAACAGCCACGGTCACGTTGTCATTCAACTGGATGGTAGTCAGGTTGCCTGACAGGTTTTCAACAAACTGGATAACGTCACAGCCTTCTTCGGTCTTGGTGCTCACCACTTCCAGACCAGCGGCTTTCAGAGTTTCGCCCAGCTTGTCACCGTTGCCTTCTGCAACAATTACCGCTTGCAGGGTTGGGGGCACTTCTGCTTTGAAGCTGCGACCGATCAGCCCTAAGTCTAAGGCGTTCTGTCCTTTCATTTTATCTTCCTCGCTTTTAGCCATTCTGATTGGGGTTCGATTAGCGCCACGCTTGACCAAGCTGATAAACTGCGGCGTACCGTTCTCCAACATGGTAGCCTCTGTTTCAACTTTTCGCAAGCCGTGTGCGCCGTTATTCTCCTTGATTTGCATCTTTTTGTGCCTCTAGTAACGTATCTACAAAGACAAACACATGACCGTGCCCCTCGGCGTCTTCGGTCTTGGTTCCACGCCTGATGAGGTGACGGTGCTTCACCCCATTCTCATCTGTGTGGTAATCAGTGCTACCACCCATGTAGTTACCATCCTCGTCAAAGAACACTTTGAACTTGTGCATGTGTCCATCGTCAACGCTGGTATCTCCCACGATGTACTCAGGCATGTACATCACCAGATGCGTCTTGATGTGCTCGTTAATCGCTTGGAATGAGAACCCGTTGATTTCCCCTTTCAGGTACTCTGCCCAGCTTTCGTCATCCAATTTGATACCGACCACCCAAGCGCCTTGCAGAAAGTCCGGGTCTCCTTCTCTAGCAACCCAGCTCTCTACAACATAGGAGCCTGTTAGCACGTTGTCATGTTCGCGGTCTACTTTGTCATTGAGACCCAGAATCATGAACAAATGTGCCATTCTCATCACGGCTTCCTCGGTCATAAAGTCCTTATCCGAGTCTAGCACGTAGGGGGTGTAAACTTCCCCATATACCACTTGCAGCATTTCATCTGCTTTTTTAATCGGTACAAGATTTTCCATGTCCGTTCCTACTTTGCAAGCGATTTCAAAATATAGTTTACCATTACAAAAAGCCTTTCACAAACATAAGTGCTTCAAAGCTAATGTTAAACCTTTCCATGAGGGCGGGATCATCTACTGCGCCGGTAGCCAACAGTTTTAATATGTCCTCGATCTTACTCTCTGTAAGGTCAGGATACAAGGTGATCGCCACGGCTATTTTCTCAGCGTCAAGTGTGCTGATCAATCTAGCGTCTGCTGCCACCGCTGCCATGGTCACTGGGGTTGCTGGGGAAAATAACTTCTCCACCAGATCCACTGGTAGCCCACCCGGTGTGGTCACTTCATTGATCACAGCCTTTGGCGCTTGGACTAAGATTTCATCAATCTCAATTTCCACGGTTGCCCCGGCCTTATCAATGTACGTCCGGCAGTATGGGTGGAACGGTGGGCAAGCCCAGTTCGCCTCCATCAGTTCTGCGGTGCTCATCTTTTCCAGCAACTCAAGGTTCTGCTTTCCGGTAGGCCACGGCGCAGCGTTCTTTATATCTTCTGGATCTTCCAGACTTAGCAGGTGCTCTGTGAACTCCACGGCGTATTCAACTGGGAACACCTTGCCATTCAGTGCCAGACAAATCTTTGACGTTCTGCCATCCACTACTGCGTTAATGGAATAATAGTCTATGCCCCGCAGTCTGGCTTCCACAGTGTACCCGTACTGGGCTAAACGGCTGGTGTGAAGGGAAGACACCAGTTTAACGTTGTTCTTCCCTGCTGCCCCCGCTCCCGCATTCATAAAGCTAACAAACTCTCGGGTTTTCTCGTTCTTGGTAGAAACTTTGTCTGCCTCAAGTTTGTCTATCTGCTTCATCCCAGCTTTGATGATGTGGGTGTTCGTGTGGTCAATTCCAGACTTCAACGCCTTCATTGACTTGCCGATGAACTTGTCTTTGGTCGGCTCCATCAACAGGTCTTCCACGTCTGCCAACCGGGAGCCACCAAACCGCATGGCTGATTCCCCGATCATCCGCATTCGTTTCCTATGCCCCCAGAACACCCCGGCAAGGGTCAGCTTATCAAGCCGTTCCCTTGCAAGGTCAAAGTCGTTCTTGGTAAGCGCCACCGCGATACTTTGAACTTTCTTGGCTATCTTCTTTTCGTAGCTGTCTGCCATGGTCTGTTCCGCAGCAGACATAACTACGTCAAAGGTCTTTGCCTTAATCTTGGTCATTGATAGTCAATCCCAAATCTGGATACACCAGCAACAGTGCTTCCGCTGCCGCCTCGTCATGCCCTTGGAAGCGCAGTACATTCTGAGCCACCATGGTTCTGACAATGGTCTGGTCATCTGCTTTCAGGCTGGTGAAGCGTTGCAGAATAGCCGGGGTACTTCCGGGCTTATCATCCAGTAGCACATCAACAATATCGTTGGCGATTGCAATCAATTGCAAACTTAGCCCCGTGCCGTCACCTTCTGACTTGGCTGATGGTGCTGCCGTTGGGGTGCCGTTCTTGTTCAGGTTGCCGCCACCCGACAATGCCTTGGCTAGTGCAACATTGGCATCTTGTTCCAGCTTGGCTTCACGTTCTGCTGCTACTTTTTCAGCGTCATCGGTCATTGCCAGCCCAGTTTCTTGGTTCAGCAGTTTCAGGTACTGCTCCATGCCAATGCCACCTTCACGGCGTGCGGAATCAATCGCCTTAACACGGGTTTCAACATTGTTCAGTGTCAGTGGCTTGGACTTGATTTCATACTCGCCGCCGCCAAGACTTGCGTCACGTAACAAGGTGCGGTTATACACCTCATCTTCTTGGATACGCTCCGGCTGGAAAACTTGAGTGTCTGCCAGCATGTATGTCGTGTAAGCGGTCGCAAAGTTCAAGCCTTCTGTGTCACCGATGAACATCTGCGGCAGTCTGAACTGTCGTCTGATCCTGATGTGGCACTTCTCCATGTAACCCTCGAACATGGAATCTTTCTGGGCGTCTGCCCCGAACTTGTGAACGTTGATCTTAACTGACCCTTCACGCTCAAGGGTTCCGCCGGTACTGTTAGCCGTCAGCACAGCCCCTGCCAGCTTCTCCTTGGCCGCGCCCTGCAAAATCAGGTTAAGGGTACGGTTGGCGTCTTCTGTCAGCTCCCCGCCTTCTACAGTAATTAACACGGGAGGCAAGCCGCCTGATTTGAAGAACTCAAGGTTCAGGGCTTCCGCTTGGTGTTGCCCTTCTACCGATGCCTGCGCCCCCATCCAACGTGGTAGGCCGTACCCGGTTTCTTCATCCAGTTCATTATGAAAGTAGATAACTTCACTTGCCAAGTCTTCTGCCTTGACTGGCTCACCATCACGGGCGTCATCTTCCCACAACCCTGTGTGCTTGTTCATTACCCGTTCGGTGCCAAACTCTTTGAAGTAAATTTTCTTCTTGCCTGACATTTGAACAAAGCGGCGCTGCCGTTCCATGAACGTGATTTCAGTATCCTGCCCACCACGGATGATTGTCTTCTTGACTGGGTACGGATCATCATCTTTACGAATTAGCCGCATATCTTCTGGCTTGATTCTCCGGGCGTAGATGATTTCACCGGCTAGGTTTCTGATTACTTCAAGAAAACCCATGCCAACTTCTTCTTGGTCACGGCGTATCTGTGGCTTGAGGGTGGCAAA